TCCTTGTCCTTGCGTTCCTGAATGCTAATCTCAAGCTCGGCAAGTTCCTTAGCAGCCTTCTCGCGGTCCTCCTTGAACTTGGCGTTTGCCGCGGTGTACTCGAGATTGGCAATCTTCTCTTGGTCTGCCCTTTCCTGTGCCGCACGTGACGATGCCTCGTCGGCCTCGTCAAGGGCGTCTATCTGGTCTTGAATAGCCTTGAGTTCGTTGTACTTCTGCTCGTCGATAAGCTTGTACCGCTCGGTGTACTCCTTGTTAATTTCCTTTATGCGGGCGTCTGTTGCCTTCTGATAGGCGGTCACCTCGGCGTCAAGGGCCTTTGCCGACGCGCGATACGCCGCATCGATGGCCTTCTGCTTGTTGCGCAACTCCATGTCATTCGCGCGACGCTGATATTCGACCTGTCTGTCCAGCTGATTTTTAAGCTGGTCATATTCGTCTTGAAGGGAATCGGTGAGCGACGCGAGGCTCTTCTCCAAAGCCTGCTTTCTGGACTCGTAAATCTGGTCGTTGTTCTTCTTGAACTCGTCCAGTTCCTTGCTGAGATGGTCCTTCAGGGCGTCATATTCGTCAGAGTAATATTCTTTCCAATTGGAAAGTTCCTGTGACTGCGACTCTTTAAGGCTCGACGCTTGCTGCTGAAGAGCAGCACGGAAGTTCTCCAGTCTGATTTCGACTTGACGCTTCTGTTCTTCGGTTGACAGCTGTTCACCCTGAGCTTCTTGAGCACGCCTTTGCGCATTGTCGTTCTGCAAGATGATGCCAGTCTTGTTGACGTGCTCCATCATCTCGTTCACGCTCATGCCGAATGCGGCGGAGTTCTCGGTGAAGAACGACATCATATCGTTGGACAGCGTTTGGCTCTCTGAGTCGAACGTCCTGCGCATCGATTCGATGTTCTGCTCGTAATTGGCATAGCTTGACACAGAGTCACTTATTAGACCAGTGACTGCGCTGGTTGCCTTCTTAGCTAGGCTGATAACGGTGTTAAACGCGCCCTCCATCGCATCCGCGAGAAGCGTTCCCTTAGCAACGGCCTTCTCAAGCGCGTCGGCTAGGCTATCCGTTGATTCCTTAGCTTCCGACGTGGACGTTTCGAGTTTGGAGAAGCCAGTGACCATCTCGGCAATCATCGACACCTCTAGGCTGTTGATTGCCTTCTCAAGGTTCTGAATCTCGCTCCATGCGCCATCGACGTATTCGGTAAGCTCATCGAACTTATCGTTTATGTTGTCGATTTCCGTTGAGTCAACGCTTATCTTTATGAAGAGTTCTCCGAGGTTCATTTATTACCCCCAGACAGAGAGGCTATAACATCGTCAACTATCTCCTCCGCGCTTCGCGTGTCCCTTTTCCTTTTGTCCAAGTTTAGCGTATCTGCCCACCGATGGCTAAAGTACTTCATCTGCGGGATGTTCATGAGCATGTCGGTCACGTATATCCTGTACCCCAGCTCGCTCATGTCCCTCTCGAACCTCGCGAGAACGTACCGCACAAAGGCCCTATACGAGGTTGGCCCCCGATAGTCTCCGAGGGCCAACCAAACCAAGTTCTGGTCTTCGTGCGTTATGAGAAAAAAGACACGAACTCGCTATCCGTAACGAGGTCGAGCACGTCAGCAAAGAGCTTGGGAACGGTCAGCGGGGCAACCTTGTAACGGGTGACACCCTCGCCCTCCTCGCTGTCCTGCTCAGGGACGCCATTCACGTACTCATCTACGGTCACTCCGTTGATTGCGGCCATAATCTCGCAAATCTCGGACTTGTACTTACGCATGATTACGGGTATCGCCTTCTTGGCACGCTCCACGAAATACTGCCATGCGGTAAGCTCGTCAGGCTTGTCCTTGGCGTCGAACAGCTTCATGGCGTCCTCGTCAGCCGCGATTGTGGCAACTGGTTCGATGATGTCTGCGATTACGTCAAACACACGCTCGCCCTTGATGTTGGATAGCTTCATCCTAGTCCTTTCCCCTGTAGATTACTCGCTCTTGGTCACGGTGATTGTGTATGTCGTGCTGTCATTGCCGTTGGTGACGGTGACGGTCACAATGTGGTCACCAGCGTCACCCCAAGTGAGCGTGTTCCCGGTGACCTCGCTATCGTCAAGCGTCACCACCACCGTGGACGTGTTGTACTCGGTGCTGGTGCTGATTGTGTTGGTTGCGTTCGTCGTGGTGGCCGTGTACGTAGTCACGTCGGGGTCAAACTCAGGCGTCAGCGTAAGCGTGCCGATGGAAAGGGACTCAAGCTTGGAACGGTCTGTATCGCCCTCAGAATCCTCTTCGGAACCATCTTGAATATAGATGACGAACGGCACGATGGTAATATCAGCAAGGCTATAGTGTCCAGTGAACTCAAATGACATATTTCCCTTGCCCTGGTCGCTCGACTGGATTTGGAAGCCTCCTGTCGAAAGCGCGTTGATGAGGCGGATTGCGAGGAAGCCAGCGCTCTCACCCGTGTTGATGTCGCTGTAGTCACCGACCCACCAGACGTCGAAGAAGTCACTGTTCTTGAGGTCCGCGCGTGGCGTGACCTTGCCGTTGGCGTCGATGTCGGCGGAACCGATAAGACGCTTAGCGGTGATGGTGTCAACGGTGAGGAACGTGCCACTCATGGTAGCGGTCACGGAGGCAAGGCGCTTAAGCTCCTTGGTGTTGTTGGGAACGTTGTCGATGTCCTCGCCGAAGTCGGTGTACTCGGCGGATGCGGTGAACGACACGCCGCCAGTGGTGGCACCGAAAATCTTCGTGCGGTCAAGCTCGCCCGTGGTGGGGTCGAACTCGGTAAGAAGAACGCCAGCGTTGAGCTGCAACTTCTCGAATGCGTTGGCTGCGACCTGTGTGAATTTCATAGCCGTACCCCTATCCTATGGTCAAGTACTCAATATCGATGTTCAGGTAGCGACGCTTGACCTTCTCGTCCTCACCCGAAACGTTAACCGCCTGCGCCCAAGGCGTCCCGCGCTTGAGCCACAGCATGCCGCCGTCACAGCGGAGCGTCACCCCGCTCATGCCGATGGCGTAGCCAATCTCGCGCACCTTCGCGTTGGGGATGGCCTCGGAGTCGGTGCGATACCACACGTTGGCCGTGAGCATGCTCTCGCCGCTCCCCCAGTCACCGACAACCAAGTCATACGTGATGTACGGGAATGCGGCCTCGTCGGGGACCGACGTGGACGCGTATGCGGGTATGTCGAACCCGCTGAAGAATTTGTATATGGCGGCTTCCGGCGTCATGCGAGCACCCACTCCTCGGCAGCGACCTGCGATACTTGGAACGTGCTCGACTTCGGCGTGGTCTTGTCCGTGCCGTCCGAAGTCACGCGAAACACCTGACCGTCGCTCACCCTCCTGAAAACGTCATGGAAGTCAAGCGGCATGGACTTGTCCGTGGTGATGGTATAGGTGGCCTTCATCCCCTCTGACTCGGCAACCCTCGCATCAAGCGTGTTGTCGTGGGTTATCGCGGCCTCGAAGGACATGCCGTCCACCCATCTTGTGGTCCAGCCGCCCTCGTCGTCAGGAACCCTTGACTTCTCGACGAGCACGCACTCCTCGACGAAATCCTGCATGAGACCCACGAATGCCATCAGTACATCTTCCTCCAAGGTGTTAGTTGGTTCGCGAACGCAAGGCGCCAACCCGCGAGCGGCGAGCCAGAGACGCCATACGACGAGAATCCACGAATCTGGTACTTGTACCCGCCGAATTCCTCCGAGAAGTACGGACCATTGGCTACCTCGCCGTACTTTCTCTCCCATTCCTCAATCTCGTCAACGATAAGGAGAAGTGGCTTCGGTATGGCAAGCAACGATACCTTGACGCGCTCAATCTTCTCGTCCTCAAGAATGTCCTCAATCTCATCGTCACCGAGCTTGTGAAGCCCATCGTTGAGGTACGAGCCTTGGATGCGGTAGAACACCCCGCTCGGTACGTATTCCGCGACCTTCTCTGGAAGCTGGCCCCCGGAAATCTCGACGTCGGTGAAGGTGGCGGAGTCCCTTACGAACCAGTTGTGAAGATGGGAAAGCACATTCTCCAACAATACCAAGTTCATAGGGGACTCCTCTACTCAGTCTCTACCGTCTTCTTGGGACGGCCACGACGCTTTGGCGCGGCAGTCTCAGGAGTGGCCTTCTCAGGCATTGTGACGGCTTCTGCGGGCTTCTCGTCTACCTTCTCGACAAGTTGCCCATACCGCGCGTTGTTGATGGCATGGTAGCGCTCATCATCGACCTCGAAGGTGGCACCAACCTCGCGGTAGGTGCCAGCCTGTAGGTCCTTGAAGCGCTTTACGCACCGTACCAGCATCACGCACCCGGCGTCTCGGTGATGGTTGCCACGTACAGCGAGTACGGGTTGAACAGCACGGGCATGAACAGGCCGGAAGCCTTGGTCCACACCACTGCGGGGTCTTTCTCAGCCCACTGCGTCACGTAGACGTAGGGATTCACCGCGGAGGAGCCGGTATCGACGCCGAAGCGTGCAATCTGCTCCTCGGGCGGGATGCCCCAGAGGCCGGAGCCGAGGCGCATGCCATTCCCGGTGCCGAAGAAGGAGACCTTGTCCTTCGGGAAGTAGCGGGTGGAGTGCGTGACGGGACGGCCATTGGAACCTACCTCCCACGGGGTGGAGTAGGACTGGTCGTTGATTACCACGCGGGTGATGCCGTACTCGGACTCGAGGAACGAGAGGAGCGCTGCTTGGGTGACGAGCACGCCCTCCATGTACATGCCGTTGATGGCCTTCTGCACTGCGGAGTCCTGACGGAGCTTGGACAGCACGGAGCGGGCGCACAGCATGCCGTTGAGGGTCACGCCCTTGTCTGCGGCCATGTCAACGATGTCCTGAATCTGCGCGGGGATGTCCTTGTCGGCACCAGCGCCGAAGTCGAGGGACAGCCCAAGGTTCTCTTCGGGTACACCGTAGTCAACGGTCAGCTCAAGGTCGTTCTCGGAGATGGTTACCTTGCCCGTAGCCATAAGCTCGTTCTTGGCTACCTTGGTGCGGGTTACAACCTCGTCAGCGAGGGTGTTGATGTCCTCCATGACGTAATCGTAGAGCGCCTGCTCGGTGCTCACGCCACGGCCCTTAAGCTCGTAAAGAAGCTCGGACGTGTTGCGCTTGACCTTGATGAGGCCCTTCTCGATGTTGCGCTGGTCGATGGGTGCGCGGACGGACTTCTGCGCCACCGTGTCAAACGCATGGAACTGGGCCATTTGGGGAATCTGGAACTCGTTGGCGATGTAGTTCCAACGGGCAACGAGATTGTCTGTCAGCTCATCGTCAAACAGGCCGTCAATCGGGTCGTTCGGACGGGTGACGTTGAATCCGGTGGTGAGCAGGTCAGGCTCGGTGACCATGCCAAGTACGTTCTGAAAAAACTCCATGGTCTATCCTCCTTATGCCTTAGCCGTAACGGTTGCGGTACCAGCGGCAACTGCCTTGCCGTCCTTGTCCTTGGCGGCAACGGTGATTACCTTGCCAGTCGCTGCGGTGACGTCGGAGCCGTTGGTGAGGGCGGTCCAACCAGTGAGGTCATCCCCTGCCTTCACCTCCGTGGCATCGTCAGCGACCTTGTACACAAGGGACTCGCCGCTCTTTAGGGTATAGCCAGATGCGGTGATTTTGGTATCGCCAGCAGCGGTACCCTCGACGGAAGCGACGGTAATCTTTCCGAGTCCAGCGAAGATTGCGGGGCGCGTCACCGCAGGGGCGTTGGTAATCACCTTGATGCCAGTGAGTGCGCTGGCAGCGGCACTCTCGATGGCTGCGGGAAGGCGGTCACCGTAGATTACGCCACGAGTCACGATGGAACCGGGCATGTCACCGTCAGTGACGTCGATGTCCTCGTAGAGGATGCCCTTCGCGGTGGCATCGTTCGCGGGTACGACGGCACCCATGGGAACGATTGTGCGACCGTTGCGGGTCACCTTCTGCGCGTGGTCGGCATCGACGGTGGTAGTCTCGCGGAGGCATGCCTCGTCATCTACGACGAACCAGCCAGCCTCGAACGTGGTCCCCGTAAGGGAACTGGTGAAGCTCATAGCTTACTCCTCACTCTTGCCATACAACCTTTCGTGGCGTTCACGGGCGATTTGCCATGCGCGTTCATGCGCACCTTCGACGTTATCCTTCGCACCAGCGGGCGGGGTGGGCGGCGTCTCGACCTCTGCGGGGTCCGTCTTCTGCTTGAGCACGAAGTTGGCCCACTTTGTCTTTGCCGCCTCGATGAGACCTTCGGAGTCGGAGATGTTTCCGTTCTCGTCAACCTCAATTCCGTCAAGCTTGGTGACGGCCATTACGTCATCCAGATAGTTGGGTGCGATTCCAGCCGCCCCAAGAATCTGCGTCCGATACGCCTGTGCCTTGGCTCGCAGCGACTCCTGCGCCTCGATGCCAGCCTTGTACTCGTCGAACTGGGATTGGATGCCGTCTCGCTCGCCGTTGGCGTTCGCAAGCGCGGCGTCGAACTCCGCTTGCTTGGCTTCCAACTCCTGCTGGTGGGCCGCGTTGGCCTCCTCCAGCTTGGCGCTCAGTTCGGTGTTTGCGCTCTCAAACTCGGCAAGCTTGGCCTGTGCAACCTCGCCTTCCTTCTTGAGTGCCGAAATCTCCCTCTTGTGCGCCTTCTCGCTCTCGTCGTACTTGGCTTGCAGGTCGGCCAGAGACGTGTCCGCCTTGGCTTGCTCCAATTGCTTTTGGAGTTCTGGAACCATTTCTGCCTTCTCGCGGAAACTATCGCGCTCGTTCTTCAGCGCGGTGACGGTATCAGAATGAGCCTCGATGATTGACTCAATCTGCTTGTCTTCGATTCCCATTCCGGCAAGAAACTTTCTAGAGAGTGCCAATGTTCGCTCCTTTTCCTTGGATTTTGGGAAACGATTCCTTGTTTCCCATACTTGTATGGCAACCTATTTGCTATATTATAGCATATGGATAAAAAACGTAAATTCCACAATTCGTACACAAAAAAAGGCCCGCCCCTTCGGACGGACCAGTTAAGTTCCTAACTGTGTTTCGCTCCGCTACACGTCCATGAGAAGTATCGTTCGTGAGGTCAGGTCGCTCATCATCGCCATCACCGTGCGGTTCATGAGGACTTCCAGCTCGTTGCTCTTTAGTCCCGCCAAGTCACCCCACTCGTCATCGCATGAGAACACGCATATGCTCCCCGCGATTTCAGGCGTACCGTCACTGTAGAACGCCGTATACATGACATCGCCCTTCAGCAACCCCTCATCGTCGCACACGATGTTGAACGGTATACCTCCCACCTTGCGCACCACGATTTCTATGCAGTCGCAGTGGCACATCTTGTACAGGCTGTCAAGCTTGCCGTCAGTCTCGACAACCTTAGCCATGTTCGTCTCGCGGTCAATCCAAAGCGCCTTCATCCCAATGCTCCCGTCTAGTCGAAAATGTACCCCCACCTAACTCACCAATATGTCAATATCCCACTCGTATGCGTGAACCATCTCAACATCCAGCGTCCTCAGGTAGTTCGGGACACTTGCCGCCATCCCCTGATAGCAATAGCCCACGTCAGCGACCTTATAGATTTCGACCGTCTGGCTCGTCTCGATTACTTCAAGAAGCTCGCCAAGTTTCATTTCTTGCTCCCGTCTCTCGTCCCAACGTGGTTACATTCTAGCACGAACGTTACCGAAACGTCAATAGTCGTTTTGAAGAAAATTGCCCCGACGAGGAAATCGGGGCAACAAAAGGAAAGGACTGACCGCGAAGGGACAGCCATCACATTGTAGCAGCGTTTCCGTCCTGCTGCGCCGAGGTGCCAAACTGCTCCTCCGCAATCTGCTGTGGCTCCTTGCCCTCGACCATCCCGGCCTCCATGGCCTGAGCGATGGCAACCTGACGAGCAAGTTGGGCCTCCTCGCTGCTGAGGATTGCCTCCATCTCCTTGTAGGTGATGTTTGGAAGCTTGCGAAGGATTGTCGCGCGGTCGAGGTAGGGTGCCTCGGCAAGAACCATATCGACCTGAGAACGCTGGTTGCTAACCTTGTTGCGACGGAACACGGGCGTGTCCTCTATTCCCTGCAACGAGAGAAGTTGCTCTATCGCATCACCAATCCAGTGCTCGAAGTCAGCCGCGTTCTCCTCAAGCGGCTGGTACGCCGCGTCAACGTGGTCGTTGGTGGAGTATGCGGATATGGTGTGCACGTCCAGCCCGCCGAAGTCCTCATAGATTCGGTTCTTAAGCTCCGTGAGGAACAGCTGTCGGCTGTTCGACGGGATGTCCTGCATGTATGGTGTCACGCTGCCGCCAGACGCGGTGTCGATGTTGGCGATGTGGTTGAACTTGAGCTTGTCAAGGAACTCCGCCATGTCGCTGTCATCCATGCCGCCGTAGTTCTCGACAATCCAGTATGCCTGTGCGCAGTCCTGCAAGTCGTTGGCGAACCCCGAGCTAACCATGTCGTATGCGTCTATGGCCTCGCGCATTCCGATGAGTGTGCTCTGCTTGAGGCGCGATGCGTACATAATCACGATTGGCAGACGCGAATAGTTCTCCTCGTCCGTGTAGAGAACGTCCCCGGCATCGGTGTACTGGTACTTGACCTTGTACGCACGCTTGGCCTGAACCTCCTCCAACGCGCCGTCCTTGCCCGACTGGTACTTCGTGTACCCGTCCTCCTCGTATAACACCGCGTTGAGGGGCTTGGTCTGGTCAATCTGCCAGAACCGGATGCCCGCGCGGAGCGTGCCGTCGCTCTCGTCCACCAACTCAACGAACTGGGTCACGGTGAACTCATACGTCCTGTCCATGTTCCAGAACAGGTACGAGCGACCATGGATGAGCGCGTGATAGCTGGCCTCGCGCACAACGTGGTCGAAGTGCGGCCCAAGCTTCTCCTTCGTCTCGTCGTTCGTCTTACCATCAGCGGCCTCCTCCGGGTCAACGAAGGTCACCCCGTTGCCAAGGGAGTACATGCATCGCTGCGTGTTGAGTCGGTTGAAGAAGTTCGACGCTATGCGCGAGTTGGTCACGGTCGTGTCGGTGACCTCGACGCCGTTCGCGTCGTAGATTGTGCGCACCACGTTGGTGATGGTCGTGTTTCGCTGTGCGTCGTACTCGTCGGCAATCTTAGCCATCTTGTACAGCTCGGAGTTCTTGTGAGCGCCTATGGCGGCGAGAACGAACTCCTTCTTGCTGTCGGCATTCTTGAAGTCGGTAAAGGTAAGAATCTCAATCACCCACCCTCATTGCGCAAGTGAAATGCTGTAGTCCATAGGGCTTGTCTCGGCAACGCGCCCCTCCCGTTCGGCAACGTCCGATGGCTCGCTCTCGCTTGATGACGCAAGCGCCTTCCTCTCAGACGCGCTTATGTATGGAACGTTCGACCTCACCCTAGCGGTGTTGTCGTTCTTGTAATATACCACCTCGCACGGGAGGTCAACGTCAAGCTTGCCGCCATAGACGAGGAGCGTTGTCGGCATCACCGTCTCCAAAGCCTTGAAAAGGCCCTTGTAGAAGTACTCGCGTGCCTCCTTGTCGCGGATGATGCCCGTTGAGCACGTCGCGTAAGTTCCACCTATCGGAAGGCCGGAGAACGCAGGGCCATAGGTCCTCTCGTCCGCGTATATCAGGTTCGGGATGACCTCTATCCCACACCTCTGGTAGAACGACGCCAACGCGCGGGCGCGGTACATGTTCCACAGCTGCATCGGAATCGGCATGTTCCTGTACGTGGAGAAGTCGGGCATTATCATCCCGGCATACCTTGATAGGACGTCCACGTATCGCTCAGGCTCCGTCCAAAGCCGCTCAAACCTGTAGTCTTCGATGTAGAAGTGGACGAAGTCATTCGGATGGTTCTTGGCCTGAGACGGAAGGAAGGACGTAAGCCCGTCCGGAACCGCGTATGACGGTCCCAAGGCGGGCCATACGCCCGATATGCAGTCCTCGTTGTCGATGAGATGGAGGTTTAGGGCCTTGAACGTCCTCTGGGCGTGCTCTGGTGAGTTCCTAGCCATCAGCGGTCAATGGCAAACGTCTTCGAGCCGTCCCTCTTGCGCTTGTACGCGCTCCTCCATCCGGACGTGAGGCCCTTTCGCAGCGCCTCGCTCTCAGCCGCCGTGTAGTTGTACACCTTTCCTCGGCCAGAGACATACGTTGTCTTGAGATTGCCGACAGAGTAGTATTTGCCACGTCCGCCCATGTCCTCTTCACCTTCCTTGTCTACGTACACAGGCTCGCCACCGTCGCTGGCAAGCCATGAACGCGCGTGCTTCATGTCAAGAAGTCTAACACAATTGGGCATGTGCTCATCAGGGCCGTGGAATGTCAGGGTCATTCCGTTGTCGTATGTCTGGCTACCTCTCCTCACGACGCGGCCATCTACCATTGTCTCCGTGATTGGCATTGCATTCTCCCATCTGTGTCGGTTCCCAATCCGTGTCTATACTATACCATATGCTATGTCGTTTCGTCAATGACTTCTCGTAAGGGAATTCAATCTGCTGGTTACCTGTCGCGTCGTTTGCTTTCCCAGCTTAGGTTCATATGGCTTAACCCGGAAGCGACCTCTAGCGAGCAAACTGCTCAGACTGTCTGGGCTATCGTCATGCTCCGCGTCCTCTGTATAGTCGCATATCTGGTCTATGTAAAGCTCGTCCGTTCCATCGACGAATATCACGTCGGGCCAAGCCGTCTTGAGATATGTTGTGATTTTGATGAATTTCTTCGTGCTCTCATGATATGGGATGCACTTGATTCCCGCCTGTCTGAACGGGTTTAGGGCATATCCCTTGTCAGCGTTCGTCTCCATGTGAAGCCTAGTCAGCCCAAGGCGCTCTATCTCCTGAATCATGAACGGCGTCACGTCCTCGACATGCTTTCGCCATATCCTGCCATAGACGTAATACTTGCCATCGTGCTTCTGGCAGGCGGTGAACGCCGTATAGTCCTCGCCGTAGTAGGCGGCATCGATATGTGCCTCGCCGCCCACGACCATGCTCTGGTCCGCGCCCATGATTGGGTCCGTGAATATGACGTCATCACTTGCGATGTGACGCAATTCGTAGTTCGCAGCAAAGAGCGAAGGCGTCATTCTAGCCCTGATGTGCTCGGCCTCTTCCTCAGATATGATTTCGGGCAGCGAGCGCCAATCCCACTTCTTAGCAGGCGGCATTATAACAAAACAGTCATTTTCATGCCACGGCGTGCCTGTATTAAAAATCCTGCCGCCACGGTTCTTGATATTCTGCAACTCCATGTACGCAGCCTTGGTGCGCTCACGCTCTGCACGCGATGACCTGTCGCGCGTGTTCACGATGTCATCCGTGAATATGATGTCGTAATGCTTGCCCGTGATGGAGCCGTTGATGCCCAT